CTGGTACGTCGATCCGCAGTCTGGGCGACGTAAAAACGTCAAGCGACGCGGCTATACTTCCAAAAAGAAGGCCGCCTCTGCAATGCGGCAATTACAGGTGCAGTATGAAACGACCGGGCCAGAGTCTGCCGGGAAAATGTCCTTAAGCCGCTATCTAGCGCTATGGTTTGAGCGCCAGCGCGTCGATAAGGCACCTGCGACCAATGACCGTTACAGAAACGCTATCAATAAACATCTGGGCCCAGCCATCGGTTCTGTGCGACTTACCCGGCTCGGTGTACTTCACATCGAGCACTTCCTATCGGACAAGCTGTCAGATGGTCTTTCGGAAGAGACGGTGAACGGTTTTTATCGCGTGCTCAATACCGCACTCAAAGATGCAGTTAGGTGGGGGTATCTCAACAAGAACCCGGCTGAGAACGTGTCTCCACCGCGAAGCCCAAAGATTGAACGGCCAGTAGTGTCTGCAGACGAGCAGGGCACATTGGCCCAGATATTGGAGTCTGAGGCTAAACCCGAGAGCCTGTTTTTCAGGAGAAATGGTGCTTTGGCTGTTAGTTCAAACACACTCCTTTTTCATCTGGCGGTGCTGACGGGGATGCGGCGTGGCGAGATGGCGGGTCTGCAGTTCGCTGATATCGACCAAGACCGCCGTGTCATTTATGTGAGGCGATCTGTTTCTGAGAGCGATCGCCGCGTTTTCCTCAAACCGCCCAAGAGCGTGAGGGGTTTACGCCAGATCGATGTCGATGACCATTTACTTTGCCTTATCGAGCGACACAGAGAGATCATGGAGGCTCACCGCGACTCTCTAGGCGCGCACTGGAATCACGAGGGCTGGCTGTTTGCGTCCGCTGAGGGGGCAGTTTTGGCGCCGCGTGCACTGAATGCTAAATTTTCTCGCCTGCTTAAGCGAGCAGGCTTAGCCGAGAAGGGTTATGGACTCCACACACTAAGGCACACCCACATATCGCAATTGCTAATGCTTAATGTGCCGCCACTGGTTGTCAGCAGGCGGGCGGGGCACGCGTCAACGGCAACTACAATGAATTTATACGGTCATGTAATATCGCAAATGGCGGAAGGTGTGATAGCCTCGCACCTTCGCGAAATACAGCGGTCTTGGGTTTAATTGGTGGTTTGTAGCCACTCTTGTAGCCAGTCAGGCACAAGGCTCAGGCAAAACGACGTAAGTCCCTGATTTTGCTATCCGGAGAAGTGGCCGAGTGGCTGAAGGCGCTCCCCTGCTAAGTCTACAAACGAGTTAACTGTCGCTCACCGAGTATCCCCAAGACCAACGTTCTAGCCGGTTTCCTCCCGGCTGTTAGTTCCCAACTCATTTCTTATCACTGCATTTCACCTGCATTTTGTAGCCAGTTGTGTAGCCACTTTGGCATCCCCCCACCCCCCCTTTTTCAAAGTAGGAGTCCCATGTTCTCTTGCATAGGATTTTGGGCGAGCGAATAGCCAAATTCACCGGATAGGTTGATTACCAGCCAGCCTGTTGAGATAATAACCACAATTATATAATGGACATTACCGTTTGTTCAGGGAGGTTATTCGGGGTGGCTCAACTTACAGAAAAACAGGAAGCCTTCTGCACCAAGATAGCCGCTGGTAGAACGAAGTCACAAGCGTATAGGGAAGCCTACGACGCTCGGAGCATGTCGGAGCAATCAGTCTGGAGTGAAGCACACCGGCTAAGTGTCCACCCTAAGGTGGCCCCTAGGCTTGCGGAGATACAGTCTGAATGTAGCGAGAGATTAGTTTCGTCAGCGATTGCTGATAGAGAAGAGGTACTGGTCGCAGTGACAGACATACTCCGGTCTGATGATAGTTCGGACAACGCAAAGCTGAAGAGTGCCGAGATACTGGGTAAATACTATTCCCTGTTTGATGGCGCCTTTGGCGATGAGCCACGGCGCTCGTCAGATGATCTCCTACAGGAGCTAGAGCAGTTGCTGGAGGGGGTTGTCGCTTAGGCGTGAGATTCGATCTCTGCTAAGGTAAATTACCGATATTACAAGACCGACGTCCCAGTGAGGTCATCTATCGTGTTAAAGCTCACCTTGTCTCTGATGCTAGCCATTTGCTTGATCGCATGCGCAAGCGGGCCAAGCACAAAGAGTTCTAGTAAGGCTAAGCCAACATATATCGGGGAGCGGAATGAGGCTGGAGAGCCTCATGGTCGTGGTGTGATGACTTGGAGTGAGTACACAAAATACGACGGCGAATTTGAAAACGGCTTGTATCACGGCCAAGGCACTTTTTATGACATAAAAATTCGGGATATGGGTTACGGAACGTATACCGGAGCATGGTTGGTGGGAAAACCCGACGGCCATGGCACTTACAAAAATGTTCGTCATACCTATACCGGAGCTTGGAAAGATGGTTTACGGCATGGGACTGGTTCTTACACTGGGTCTAACTGGTTGAAAAGTTACGTCGGTGAGTGGCATAAGAACACACCCACTGGTGAAGGGAGGGGAGTGCTACCTAACGGAGACATTCGAGAAGGGTATTTCGCTAATGGCTCATTGCAAGGGAAAGGACGGTTGATTAAAGCAAATCGTGACGTCATCACCGGCACTTTCAATGGGGGGCGGTGTGGTCGAGAGAACTCACTTCCTCTTGACCACCCTTATAGCAACGTCAGTCCAGTCCAGTGCAAATTGGTAAAAAGCAACGGAGATGTTGTGGAGGGAAGCTTTTACGGAAATCAGCCTGACGGATTTGCTATCTATCGCTTCGCAAATGGAGATGTTTACGAAGGTAATTTTATAGCTGGCAAACCAAACGGAGAAGGCACTCTGACCTATGCTAATGGCGATGTGATAAGTGGATTATGGAAGAACGGCATTTCACAGGCCAAGATTGAGGCTGAAAAGCGGGCCAAAGAGACAAAGCGGCAACAAGCTGTGGAGGCCGAATTGGCCAAGCGTGTTGAAGACAGACTCACCGCCTGCGATTCGTTTGGATTCGAAAGGGGCACCGACTCACACGCAGAATGCGCTATGCAGTTGTATATCAACGAACAAAACCAAGCCACTGCATCTCAAGTAACCGAGCAACAGAGAGACGAGCAACAAGCTGTCTTAGACCAACAACAAAGAGAGCAGAAGGCATTGTTGGCTAGCCAGAGGCAACAACTAGCCAGACAAGAAGCGATACAAGAAGCCATCCTCAAAGAGCAAGATCGGGTCAGGCGAATGGAGCAAAGCATGAAGCTCATAGAGCTAGGCACAGGCATCGCCACAGGCTCTTTAGGCGGGCGCTCGACCCCGAAAATGCAAAGCCATACCTACACGATCAATGGCCAGATCATTAACTGTACGACCACTGGCTCCAGTACCGATTGCCGGTGATGATGACTAAACCACTACTCGCCATTCTGCTGTTACTGCCTTTGGTTGCTCTGGCAAACGAGAGGTACATCTACGAATGCAAGTTTGAGGATGATAAATACGGCGGCGATCAGGGCCGTATTACCGTGGAGTGGATAGATAACGCTGACGACGACTTCGCAGTAGCCTATGAGCTACGGCAGAATCAGGAAGAAGCGACTGGCGATCATAGCTTCGTATTTAAACCAGAAGCCTATGTCACCTATGACAATGATTACACCAAAAAGCGTCACCCCTTTTTCGTTCAGCGCGGAAACCATAACGAGAATCAGTTGGCCGGCTTTTTTGTCGAGCCTCTAGGAGTTTTCCACGGCTTGAGTATCGACACTTGGGGTGAAGGTGACGTGACGCTGGTAACTTTTGAAATGTGCGTTACGTTTGAAGACGGTCAGTGTCAGCCAATAGAAATAAAACGGGGGACTTGCCAATCATTGGGCTACGGCAAGGAATTCGAAGAGCTGGAGCTAATAGTGCCTCGATGAGACGTGGCAAGATTTGAAAGATGACTAAACCACTACTCGCCATTCTGCTGTTACTGCCGTTGGTGGTTAGTGCGGGGGAGTTGGATCGGAGGGCGAATGGCATTTTGGACGTCTAAAGAGCCGGGCGTACTGCCGAAATGGATATTTTGGTGGAACGCACTGCAAGTTCCCGTTTTTTTATCTGAGCTTGAACAAATAGCCGCGAGTTGGGCTTTGATAGCGGCAATTTCTGCCAGACGAAATGAGATTGGGTTTCTAATTTTTCTGGACGTCATCGCAGTCATAGCTGGGGGTTATGTACTCTGGGCAAGTGCCAATGTGTCGTCGCCGGGCTATCTCAGTAGTAAAGGTTGGTCAACCGATTATGTAGTGGCCGTTATGGCCTATTGCGCGTTGTGGATTTGGTACCTAAACCGTTATCGGCTAAAGGGTGGAAGTACCCCATTACCTCCCTCAACTTTAAAGCCTCATCAAACCGACTCTGTTGAAGAAACTCCAGCAAATGATGCCGCGGTCGCCATGGGTGCGGAAGAGGCGCATCCTGATATCTATGCGGAGGAATTGGAACTCTTTGAGGCGGGTGATTTAGAACAATCGCTCTGGGCAAAGCACATCGTAGAGGCCGAGGGTGACTCCGAAAAAGCAAAATGGAGATACATCAAGGAGAGAGTTACAACTGCCCCCTCGCGGAATGCGGAGCAAGAGAGAATTAGGACAGAGAGAGAGGCGGCACGGGTTGCCGAGCGAGAGGCGTCAGAGAGAGCCGAGAGGGATGAGGTTATCAGGGTGCGGGCAGAAGCCGCTAGGAGAAAGAGGGGCGAGGAGTTAGCGCGAGGCAACCGTCAATTTCTCGGGCTTATTGTTGTCGTAACAGTATTGGTTATTTTCGTTGTCTTCTAGGGCTTCTAGGGCTTATCGGGGGTGACTGAAAACTATGAAGGACAACAAGATATAACCTCACCGCCCCTAATGTATCTGGGCGGTAACCATCATAATCACAGCGGCCAGCGACTCAATACGACCTTACCGCTGGATGTCCCAGTTATAAGCGGCAGGTGAAAATAGGCCGCATCACGTGCTTCGATGCACTCGACAATCCCGGGCAGATCACTTTTGGCCAACTATTCAAACTCCCCAGCATTTTGCGCATTAACCCACACGGCAGAGGGGGCAGGGTGTAGCGCTAGCTCACGGCTTTTTTATGCCGATATAAAAATTTGTAAAAACTGGTCAAACCCAATAACTATGGGGTTTTTCGCTGGTCATACCGCTGACAAGCCGGTCAAGCCCAGTATCTATGGGGTTTTATCGGTTTGCACGCTGTCCCACATGGCTAACTGGTAAATATTGGAGTTATTTGGCCCTCGCTCTACCAACCAATGTTTACCAGCATAGCGCGATAAGACTGCACGCATCTGGCGTTGCGATACCTTCCCTCTCTGCCGAATAATCCCGTCCTGATTTTGCTCCCCATCGGCCAGCACCTCACGGATCTGTTCAATGACGGGAATATCCTTTTCTTCCTGCTGATCGAGGTTGAGCGCGTCATTACCACCCTCGCCGATAATTTCAATGACAGGTGGATTTGGTGGCTTCGGGATTTTTAACTTCAAATCAGTGAGGCCCTTTCCTCGCGCTTTGCCGCCATATTCTGGACGGCTCTCAGTGACGATTGTTAGTGCATTGTCATCATGTGTGGAGTTGAAGAATGTGAAGTTATCTGTATCGCGCAAAAAATCTCCGACACCATCGGGAACCAACTTTCCATCTTCTTTGTATTTTTTGGGGTGCGCTAAGCTGATCACTGTTGCGCCTTTGCGCGTGAGCATCCTCACCATTGCACCGAACATCGCCACATCAGTCTTTGAATTTACATCGACGAATTTCTTTTTGGTGTCCAGAATAAATACCGTGTCGGTTAAATCTTCCGCCTCCTCTGCAACTTTCCGCAAAGAGTCCACTGCATCGCGATCATGGGTGCCCGCATCCATTGGGGTAATCAGGTGATAATGGTATTCCACAGACTCTTGGAACTGCTCCTTAATTTGCCCTTGCGGCGTATCAAGTTGATAGTAAAAAACTTCGTAACCACTTGAGCCAAGTGAGCGCGCTACGTCCCGACAGATAAGAGTTTTTCCGCCCTGAGATTCTGCCAGCCATATATGCGCCATCCCACGAAATACCAGCTTGTGCCAAATAGGTTCCGAAGCGTCAATGCTATTTATATGCTCCTGTCTAACTTTCAGCCTGAGAATATTAGTTCGCCAATCATCGGCGTGTATGACTAGCGGATTTTGGTCGGCTTGATCCGACCTCACAGTTCACCTGCCTCTCTGAGCGCACGCACTTTTTCCAGCACGTAGGCTTCTGCATCACCATCATATGCAATGTCCCAGAAATCCCGATTGTTGGGTTCGTAGTGAGGAACCACGATGTGCTCTGGGAAACTTTTTGCCATCTTGGAACCTAAGCCGACTAGATTACTGCCAAAAGCAATAGCAACGATGCACGCGCGATCGGGGAAGAATTGTGGGAAATATTTGTTGATCGCATAGCCAGTGGCCCATCCCTCGACCACGTGCACTATGGCGGGCTCTGCGCTGGCTGTTGCGTGCAGGAAGTGTCCCTTGTTACCGAGAGTTTTTTTGTTGCCCTCCGCGTTAATCAGTTCTAAGCCGATCAAGCCTCTGCGGATGTCTACCTGAGGAACCACTATCACATCGTCACCAGCGTATCGGGCACGACGAGCGCCGAAGTTTTCGGTTATGCCCTTTCGATCAGCGTATGGATGGCCTATTAAGCACCGCGGTGCGCTCACGGCATTTGTCCACAAAGACGTCACGCAATTAGAGCTTGTAGTTGGCGGCTTACTGCCAGTGGCTACTCTGTCCTTTTGAAATACAGGCTGATTTCCACGTGTTTTGAGTAGCCAACGAAACGGTTCATCACCGCAGTGTCTGCAACGAAATATAATGTTGCCGGTTCTGCCGACTCTTAACCACGATCGGTCTGTGCCGCCGCAAAGGACGCATGGCCCCTTCCATTCACTACCTGTGCGCTTGAGACCCAGTGAAACTGCTAAGTCTTCGAGCGCCATCATTATGAATTTACTCCTGAGCCATCAACTGACTGCCGGTTATGGCAATCTAAAAGCCACCTTTCAAATGCCGTGAGTGGGATGAGCCACCGCTTGCCAAACCTAATGCATGGTATCTGTCCACGCTCACACGCCTCGTAAGCTTGGTTGATACCTATACCCAGCCGTTGGGCCGCTTCTTTAACTGTGATGGTGTCTTGTTGCATTGCGTATCTCCGGTTTGCTTGCAATCACTGCTGACCAAGGTAATAATAAGTCCCCGATAATGCTATCTTGTATCCGGGGACAAAAATGAACGTGTTCAGTTTCCGTGTCCGTGTTGAAGCGCATCTGGTGGTGTGTCCGGACGGTTATGAGGTGCAGGGTCGGCAAAGGGTCAAGGGTGGGATCGCTGATCTGATGGACAAAAGTCGTAAGGTGGTGGCGCCTAAAAGCAACGCCGTTGCAGAGCGTGTGGTTGATGATCTGCCAGGCATATGGCGGTCGCTAATACAGATTCACAACTTCAGTTCAGTGGCGCGCGAAGCGACCATTCACCGCCATGTGATTCATTTTTGCGATCGATACGGACTGCCTGAGGCCATTGAGTCTGCGTCTGGGCGGTCGCAATCAAGTGAGCTACTCAGCAATGTTCAGCTGGAGGCGGGTCGAATGTCGAAGGCGATCGCTGATTGTCAGGAAGATTACATTGAACTGCCAGATGACGTGAACGCGGCGCTCGATAAGGCAATCGATAATAGTAGGAGGGTAGAGGGTCTTGTCAAATTTCTTACGCTAAAGAATGTTTTTTTGGCGGGGTGGTTCGCACTAGCCTTCAGGTTAGCGAATAAATCCCAAGGCGATTGGGGTGACTGTGATTTCTGTGGAGGGTTGAGGCTTGCACGCGCTGGATCTCGGTTCTGTTCAGACTATTGCCGTGACCGGAACAAAAAGAAGACAGCGAGGGCCAAATGAGCGGTTCAGTACATCAGGAGGCCAACGGTAGCTATACGTTCCAATTCTGGTACGTCGATCCGCAGTCTGGGCGACGTAAAAACGTCAAGCGACGCGGCTATACTTCCAAAAAGAAGGCCGCCTCTGCAATGCGGCAATTACAGGT